CATCCTGTGAGATGTCGTTGGTGGTAGTGCTGAACTTACTGTAATCATCCTGACTGTAGTCACCGTCAAGGTTGCCGAAGGCATTTGGTTTAGCTACTACAGACCAAATCGTTGAAGCGATTGACATACCGTACATACCGCTCATAAAAGTAGCTCCAGTCATACTTCTGCTAATACCAAACCACGTAGGATTAGAAAAACCTATGGCAAAACCAGCAACCGTAAATAATATCTTACCTGTTTTTTTACCTTTACCCAAATTTTCACCTACTTTCTTCAAGGAGTTGATTTTATGAAATCTTTTTTTGTATTTTTAATATTAGTTTCTACCTGTAATCTTTGTTGTGCAGAAATCATCAAAACAATAAATACTTTTGACAAATCAGTCCAAACAATTAGTTTTTTTAAAATACGAAATTCAGACTATCCAGAAACTATTATCTTAAAAAAAATAGAAAACGAATACTACTTTCTTGCTAAAAAACCAAGCAGGAGAACGAATTATTTATCCAACCTAGAAAAACCTAAAGTCAAAATTGATGATAATATATTTTCTTTAGATTGTAAGATTTATGACTATGATTACTACCAGCATTTTTCATTTAAATTTTCAAATGAAATTATAAATAAAATTAAAACAGCAGGTTCAATTATTTTTCAAATGCCTGTGCTTGTTCACGAAAATATTTTTATTGATTACTATAATTTTTCTATTTCACAACCTATCCTCGATGAATGGAAACAAGTCATTACCATGGAATAATATCAAATAATTTTATGCTGTAAAAAAGAACTGAGTTCGATATTGTATCGAACTCAGTTCTTTTATTTTGTGATATACATTTTTGATCTTCTTGATGACCGTCGTTAAAAATGTTACCTGATGAGTTTGGTTGCCAACATCCTTCTGCAGATATCTTTCGCCGTTATAGGGGTTATGCCATACTTGCAAACCGCCCCATTTTCTAGTACCATAGATTACAGGAATAACTGCTTCCTGCGAGATGTCGTTGGTGGTAGTGCTGAACTTACTGTAATCATCCTGACTGTAGTCACCGTCAAGGTTGCCGAAGGCATTTGGTTTAGCTACTACAGACCAAATCGTTGAAGCGATTGACATACCGTACATACCAGCTGCAAACCAAGCTCCTTTCATTGCTTTATCAATACCAAACCAAGCTGGATTAGCCGCACCTAATGCAAATCCCGCAACAGAAAATAATATTTTGCCTGTTTTTTTACCTTTACCCAACCTCTCACCTACTTTCTTTTAGGAGTTGATTTTATGAAAAAATTTTTAACAATATTATTTGTGATGTTATTTATCAATAATCTTTCTTATGCCGAAATTATCCAGCAAAAAAATGATTTTGACGAAACGAATATTACGATGAGTATTTTTGAAAAAGATGTATTTTCATTTAGTGAAAATATGCCAAAAGAAATTTCATTCAAAAAATTAAATGTACCCAAAACAGACCCTTTGTACATTATTATTTTTAAAACTAGATTTGTTTCAAAGGAATTATATGTGGATTTAGAGCCTGTAAAAATGAAAGTAAACAACGACATCAATGAAATATATTACATCTTTCCTCATATAAATGACCACGGAGAACGTTGGAGATTATCATTATCCCTTTCATCTAATATTGTCAATGCAATAAAAAAAGCTGATTCTCTAGATTTTCAAATCCCAATCTATACAACAGACAAAATACAGGTGAAATATACTGAATATACTCTTCCTAAACCAGTATTAGACGAATGGAAGCAAGTCATCGCCATGGAATAACGAAAGAGAGCCTAATGGCTCTCTTTTTTATTGCCCGCGCAATAATATTAACTTAACCTGAATTCTTTCGGCACTGCCAGAAAGCCGCTGTAATGCTGACGATTGCCATACTTTTCGCACATCTCCGGAGTTTTATCGCAGTTGCGTTGTAGGGTCGCCGTATCTAAAATAGCTCCTAAAAACGGATACTGCGTCACGACATAGTGATTACCGTCATTATTATCAATAAAATTATCTTTGATCAGTTTGGTTTCGTAACCGATCGTAATAAGTCCGTTTTTATAGTAGCCTTCGGCAATATCTGCAGCATCGAGTTTGATTTTATTGGGCAGTGAGAGCAGCGGTTCGACATCAACCTTCCGTAAGTCTTTGTCCATACCGCACTGTTCGTCACCAAACGCTGCATTACAAAAATACTGCGTGATCCTGCTGGGAACCTTGTTATTGGGAAAGGCAGCTTTTACTGTAACCGTAAATTCGCCATTGCTATAGGTTGGTGTATCAAGATAGCCATAAAAAACTGTCATAGCTATTTCTTCGTCTTCCAGACTTTCCGGGTACTGAATACGGAAGATTTCGACATAACGGCCGCGAAAATCAAAACCTTCCAGCAGCGCTGTTATTTTGCTGTTATCAGTATCGGCTATTTTCAATTCCACGTTGTCGATCTTAGCGTCAACTGAAGATTTGATCGTGCCACGCTGCACCGGAACAGGATAATAATCACAACCGCCAAAGGTTATGACCTCATCACAGTTGCAGATACGGATGATGCCTGTTTTTAGATGCAGCACATAGAGTTCAATAAAAAAAGAGCTGGACTGCTCTTTGGCTGCTGCCATGCTGATAGGTAGAATTTTCATAAATTGACCACCCTCAATGTCAGCTCTACAGAAATCTTGCCGATAATGCGTCCGCGCTCATCAAAGCCCCAGGTATCAGTGGGTGCATAGTCGCTGGTAAACTGGCAGACAAACTGCTCCCCATTATAATTAAAATAAAACCGCTTCGACTTGCGGTGTTCCATGTAAAATGCTTCTAATGACGCCATTTCGGCAGCCATGCTTTCAAAGGTCATTTGAAAGGTAATGATCGGATTTATGCCAATTTCCTGTACCTGAAAGGCTCCTGATTCAAATTCGATAGTCCTGTCCAGATACTGGACACTGCGTTTTACTTCGCTTTTGGGTGTAAAAGTAAATGTTTTCAAGCTGTCACCTTCTTTCTGTAACCACTTTTAAAAAAGAGGTTGTTTTGCCTGAGCCTGACGATCATAGATCTTTGGAATTGCTGTAAGATCGTCAGCACCTTATGTTCACCGACATAGACGCCGGTATGGCCTTCGCCGTTGATTTCATATAAAACTATATCGCCGTACTGCATGGCATCGACATTTTTGACGCGTGTAAAGTGCTTATGCATAAACCGCGCCAGTCGATATGGTTCGTGCACATACCAGTCTTTGGCGATCGGTCGGCCGTCGCGCCATTCCAGATCAATGCCGTGTTCCTGATAGAACAGCTGGCACAGGCCGATACAATCGACACCATGATAATCGACGCCCAGAAATTTATAGGGCAGACCGACAAACTTTTTGAGATCCTGTTTTTCCATTTTGCACCTGCCGTCAGGCCCTGCGTCCCATAGCGTTGTTTTTAGACATTACGGCCTGCAAAATATCTGAGTTTTCGTTCAGGTATTCGGCAAAGCTGCGGGAATCGAGCGCCGTAATAATGACCTGTGTCGGCGCTTTGGCTGTATTATCCATCGCCCGCATGGCAACAGTTGCCAAAATTTCGTTGCTGCGGCGGTCACGAATACTGTTGACTTCCTCACCCACCTGCAGGGTGCGCAGTACTTCGTCGTCTTTGAGCGCCGGCACTAAGCCAATGCGCCCTGCCATAACGTTGCCGCCACTGTGCATTTTGGGGGCGGATACACCAATATCCTCGCCGCTATGAGCTTTAGTAAGAGTACCTAAACTCAATACAGTTTCATACGTTTTACCACCATATGAAAAACTATCACCTAAACTCGCCGCAGCACCACCACTTCCTCCACCAGACATTCCTAAAATCAAGCCCAGCAAGGATGCCTCCGCTTTGACTTTAAATAAACGTTGGATGGCTTCACGCGCCAGATCTTTCCATAAATTAGACCAAATGAATCGCAGTGTATTACCCTGAATAAAGAAGTCCACAGCAATGCCTGCCAACCCCTCGCGGATCTGCGCATTCTTTTGATATTCAAGGTCTCGCATTTGTCCTGCATGTTCAGCACGTAAAACTTTTTCAGCGTCTAACAAATTTTTGATCCGATGATATTCTGCCATATCATTTTTAGCTTTGTCACTTTGAAGTTCTTTTTCCCAGTTATAAATTTGCTGTTCCTGCTCGATCATGACCTGCTTCAGATATTCAATCTGAGCCACAGTGGCCCGTCGCTGTTCATCCGAATTCAAAGGAGTTCCCAGCGCCTTTGCTTTGATTGCGTATTCGTTCTGCATGGTAAGCATCTTTTGCGCATAAATATCTTCCGGTTTTTTAGAAACATACATGGACTTTAGATTTTGCTGTACACTACGCTGTTCCTCATCCAGATTTTTTATCTTGTTTTCAATTTCGGCCATTAAACTTAAAAGACTGCTCAGTTCCTTAACAGAACTGATGGTCTCTTTATTAGCAGCAATGCGCGCGGCTTTGACATCATCAGCAGCACTGGTATCATAGCCGATCGCTGACATCAATTCAGAATTTTTTACTATTTCACTGTCAAAATCATCCTGTAAGTTTTTCATGAAATCCTGCAGCTTTGTTTTTTCTCCTGCCAGTTCACTCAACCGTCTATTGTAAAGATCTATTTTCTCAGCCTGCTTTTCGATAGTTGTACCAAACTCATTTTCTTCGTCGATTATTTTTTGCATATCGGCAATATATTGCTCATCAATTGGCTTAGCCTCATACATCAATCGGTTTCTCTCGGCAAAGTTTTTGTTTTCGGAAACCATTTTATTGTAATCAACCGCTTGCGCGCCTGCCAGCATGCCATAACCGCCGCCATAGCCTTGCCCAAAATCTGCTGACGGCTGCGGCATATAATTATTAATCTGTTCTCTATGACTAAGCTGTGCTAGCAGAGTAGCTTCCTGATTTCTGAGTTTGGCCAGCTGCGCTTCTGTAGCAAAATATTTGTTTCTGGCATTATCATAATCAGTTTTGGCATTTACATAGGCCACTGAACTCGTATCCCGCCCCTCGGCTTCTAAAAAAGCTTTACGCTCTTTCATAATTCGGGCCTGTTCTTCCATCTCAGCCTGATATTGAGCCATTTGGCGACGTACTGTTTCCAGTATAATTTGTGATTTATCTACATCCTTTACTTTGTCTTCAAAAAAATTATAAGCACCGTTCACTGCTTGAACTGCGGCTCCAATTTCTGCAATAGTTTTTAACGCTATCAGCAATGGTACTGCCATACTGATCCCCTCACTTTCCCGGCCTGCAATGCTACGACTGCACCAATGCCTTGCCTGTCTGCTGCCAGCTCTGCTTCGGCAAGAGTCAGGATAGTTTTGAATAACAACAGCAGTTCCGTACCGCCTTGAAAGGCCGCTACAAATTCCGGCTGTAAGTTTTTCAATCCCTTTAACAGCTCTGTCAGTACAAGCATCAGGTTTTGTGCTGCGGTGGTGTTGCTTTGCTGCAGCTTTTCCAGCAGCTTGTCACCTTGCTGCTTCAAGGCCAGTAATTTTTGTTCTATCTTAGCTGCAGATTTTTTATACTGCACTGCCGAAAAGTCCTGCGTGCTAAATGCCGTCTGCATTTTTCTCTGCAAAGAGTCATACCCGCCAAACAACGCTCCCAAATTGGCAGCATCAAAACAGCCGGCAGCAATATCAGGCAAAAGTTTTTCGCCCTCTTTGTCAGCAGCTTGCTTCTGCGCTGCTTCTAAAATCACCTCCTGCAAGCGGCGTAATTGTTTTTGTCCCTGTGCATCCAGGCAATAACAGTCAACGCCTAGTTTATTCAGCTGCATTGCTGCATCAGCCGTTCCCATCCACAACAGCAGCACCCGCAAATAACGGCCGGCTTCTTCACCTTGCTTCTGAGAACATTCCATGAAGGCCACCAACAGCGCCTGCAAATACGAAAAGTCTATCCCAGAGCGGTAAGCAATGCCGCCTGCCTGTTCATTTGCTTCAGCAAGCTGCTGCGCTGTCATACCATATTCAGCACTCAATTTGCCCCAAATGTCGATTATTTCATTAGCAGTTTGTTCGGCATCATAAGCCGAAAGCAATTTTGCTGCATACTGGCGTAGAACAGATGCCAACGCCGTAGCGGCAGCTTTAAGTTCCATTTCGCCAACATGAGCAAGCTTGAGCGATGCACGCACCAGCGCTTTGACTGTTTCTTCGTCCTGATAATACTGCCGCCACAGATCAGCAACAGCAAATGTTTCCTGCACAGCTTTTTCATATGCAGACATAATATTAAGAAAATCTGCTGCCAGAAGATACATGGCGTCAGTATCTTTATCAGCTATCTGCGGCGTAATTTTATTGCCGCCTAAGTCAATTTCTGACAACGCCTGCAGCTTTGCTGGCAGATCGCCAAAAAGCAACGTAAACAGCTCCTGCTGTCCTGCCTCCTCAGCTCCGCAGCGTAATTTGGCAATAAAATAATCTACGTCGTTAAAATCAATATTGGCAGCACTGTTATTTAAACCAAAGGCTTCCTGTAAAAGCTCTGCTTCTCTGTGCAGCTGCTGGTAACCCTGCACTGTCTTACGCAGGCTGTCGAGCAATGCGCCGTTATCATTATTGTTGTTTTTTTGCACTTCTTTATATAAAACACCTGCCTGCCGCTCAGCGGCAGCCAACGCCTTTTGATAATTAAACAATGTCGCCGTTACATTTGTGCCCTGCAAATCCTGCTGCTGTGCATTTTGCAGTGCCTGATGCTTTTTTGTCACGCTTGCAGCGCTTTTATCAAGACTGTTTTTTAATGCTGCGGCAGTACGCAGCGTACCTGCGCAATCGTGCAGGAGTTTCACTTTGCTGATCTTGCCGTCAGTTTCTAATTTATCTATGTTCATTCATGCACCTCATTTTACTCGATCTGACCGGAATCGATCAAATACTGGATTGCATCGGCACCGGAATAGGTCGATGAATCCTGTGCCTGCATCTCTTCGTTATTCTTTTTGCAGCCAGCTAAAACATATTCCAGCTGCGGTATCGACAGCTCCATCACATCACGCATGGTCATGGACGTGTTTTGAATGATGGAGGCATACAGCTGATTCCATTCTGTTACGCCGTCGTCGTCGTCAGATTCTTTTTTTTTAAGCTGGAAATGTCATAGAAAACTTCAAATACCTGCCGGGCCAGCGCCAGATCTAAAAATTCTTCGATTTGTTCCCTCTTATATTTCTCGTCAAACGCCAGCACCAAAATATCAAGCATAGCGTTCCAGGCAGTATCTGTATAGTCAACGCCGCCGTTTTCAGCAGTGGTATCAAAGCTGAAAATATTGTCGATAATGGCAAAGTCGTTAAACAGCGGTGTAAGTTTTCTGATTTGATCTTTATGTTTTAATTTGGCAGGATAGATCCTGCGGGTAATGCCATCACGGCATTCCACATCTTCATAGGCTGTAAAAGGGTCTTTGATTTCTGTCATTGTCATCCTCTTTCATCTAAAAAAATAAAGGAAGTGCTGTTTAAGCACTCCCTTTGGTAAAGTTTTTAGTCGACGTAGCTTACAGAGTAAGATACGAATTTTTTGTCACCGCGCAGCGGATCAACAGATTTGAAGTTCAGCTCAGGAGCAGTCGCTTCACCGCGTGCATAGCTGAGAGTAAGACCGCCTTCGCAGCGGGCTTTGTAAACGCGGGTCGTCAGCACTGCTTTGCGGCCGTTCGGCAGCTCGGTCGGCTGGCTGGTGTGCCGCAGTTCCACATAACCAGGTACGGAAGTGGTTTTGACATCGACAGTAGAACCGTCAGTCACAGTATAGACATAATCGATATGCACCTGAGTACCAGCAGTAAGGTCAGAGCTGAAATCCAACACGCCAGCACTGGTCACAGCAAAGGTTTTCGTACCAGTGGGAGAACCTTCAACGCGGGCCAGACCAACGCCGTCTACGACAGCTATCACAGATTCAACTTCCACACCGGAGTCTACCAGTAATTTATTATCGCTGGCTTTGACAACAATGTCTTCACTGCCAAAAGCAAAAGCGCCTTCAGCCACTGCTTCGCCCTGAGATGCGGCTACCACATTCAGGTCAAAGCAGGCATTTTTAAATTTGAAGCTGGCAGACTTTTCCTTGATGTAGTTGTAAATGGGAAACAAGCCGTCGCCGCCAAATACATCTTCCATAGTCGCAGTCACTTCGATAGTCATATCCTGCAGAGAACCCAGCTTTGCAGAAACCTTGCCGTCGCCGGAAAGCAGGAATGCTTCCCCAACACCGTGCAGAACTAAATTTTTTGTATCAATTTTTGCCATTAATAAACACCATCCTTAATTTTTATTTTCCGTCAATCAACGGGTTATAAATCAATCTATATTTGCAAACACCGTCAGCACTAATGCTCTGCTGACCTTCTGAACTGAGCAGGATCTCGTCATGCCCTGACAGAAGCTGCCGAAAACGTTTGGACAGCAATCCGGCATTTAACAGGGTATCAGTATAGATGTCTACATAAAGCTCGCCTTTATTGACCAGCCAGTTATACTCCAGCTTTTCAGCGCGTGTAAAATAGTAAGCGATAAAGGGGACTTCTGCGGCAGTTACCGCTTCGTCCGCCTGACATTCAAGCCTTAACTTATTCTTTAATACGTCTGTATTTGTGTTATCCGTAACACTCAGCATTCTCATTATTTCTTCATCGGCGACGCACCAGTCAAAAATATCGTTCAGTAAATCAAAACTATTGCGCATCAAGCACCTCCTTTAAGCTTTTACAGCGCGCCGGCTGTAATTTTTAGATTATGGTAAACTTCATCGATACCGATATTTCTATTTTTTACTCATGTTGATTGATAGATATCAATGCCGGCCCGGGCAGCAGATTCCCGCACCGGTTCCGGCTGACTGCGGTCAGTTATAAGCGGCATGCCGTCCCACCCAATCCAGGCACACTGACCACAAAGACCTTCGACAGCAATTTTATATTTTGCTGTTATCAAAAGCTCATCCAAAGCCTGTGTTTGCGCAAACAGGTCCAGTTATTATTTCATCCTTCACCTATATATGAACTTTAGCTGTTTTTTATACCCTGTTATCAAAAATATTTTTCAACTTATACTTCTCAGCTTACTCTGTTGGCAGCAATGATCTGTTCGAGCCGGTCTTTTTTCCAGGGCTGCAGCAACGGTCTTTCGGTACGCATCTCGCGGCGGCTGCATTTTTTGCCGCAAAGTGTACAAACTGAATCCGAGTTGGTATTATGCAGATATTCGGGCATATGACAGGCAGTTTGTGTCTTAAAAACCTTTCGCCCGAATCTGGTCTGCCATGAACTGCCGACAGCCAGCTTCATTTCCTGTTCGAAAGGCTGCCCCACTCCCAGCGCTTTCTGCGCTTCCTGAGCGATTTGCGGCAGCAGCAAAATCTCTTTAAAAGCTTTCAGCCTGATACCAAATCTATTTTGCAGTTTCCGACGCACGCTTTTGATGGTTTTAAAAATCACCGGCTGGCTGATGCCAAGACTGCGGGCAGCGGCCATAGTGTTTTTGCCGCATTGCAGATAGGCCTTCAATATTTCCAGCTGTCTTGCTGTCAGCGCAGTTTCCATTCTCTGCCACAGTTCAAGCAGCTCCGTCAGCCTTTCCCGTTCCAGCAAAACAGCTTCAGGATTATTTTTATTGGAAGCGATACTCAAATCGACGAATGTCAGTTTCATTTTCAGTTTTGTTTCCTTACTGCTCTGCGAGCTTTCCTGATACTTGCCCAACCTGCTCAGATCTCCTGCCGCCTGCTGTTCTGTCACTTCGCCTGCCTGCACAGCGCTGATAATATCTTCTATCGTATATCTGGCCATATCAAAACTCCTTTCGTTTTGCAGTTATGCCGTAATAACAGCAAAACTGCAGATCTATAATCACTGTCTCATTGCCGATCAACCGGTTGCCTCTGGCATTGCGTACATTTTGTTCCCGCATTTTCTGCGTATTCAAGAAGGTCGACGCATCGGCATATTTTGCAAACCACTGCTGCGCTTCACTCTTTTTCCCAACTATCAAGGCATAATAGCATTCACTCTTAAACCTGACAAAATACGCATGCACTTCGATGCGTTGTTCCTGTTCATCCATCTTCCCACCTCTGTTTTTAGAATAAAATAGAATTTTTAGAATCAAAAGGGCATAAAAAATAAACCCTTCTATCAGCAGCACTGTTCATTTGTAAAAACTCATCTTTTGTAAACTCTGCTTCTTTCATGATGTAATTTTCCTGATGATATTGATATAAATAAGTTTTTGTTCCAGCTCGTCAAAGCCTCTTAAAAACTGCTCGACCTCGTCAACACTTGTAAGTGTTTCTCGAAAAAGCCTGGAACCGCCAAAAAAAATAAATTCTACAATATACATCTTTGCTTCCCTTCCTTTACGACCGCCCGTTGACATCTTTTTTCTTACCTTGATACGATGACCGCAGGCGTTTTATATGCAAACTTTTGTTCGTTTTATGATACAATTATACTCTTTCAACTCGAACATTGTCAACTATCATTTTAATATCAAAAAGCTGTTTCTCATACTTTTAAAGTCTGATACAGGCGCCAATTTTGCTTGACAAGCAGTTTTCTTTGTCATTCCTCAGTATAGCGCTGATTTTTTTCAGCCCGGTTTTTTTATTTTTCGTCCATTTTCTTTTGTTCGTTTTTTGTTCGTATTTATAAGCAAAATTATTGTGTTTTTATCTGCTAATAAAAAAAGACACCCGTAAGAGCGTCTTTTCATTCCTGCTATTATCATCAACTATCCGTACCAGCTCCATTAGCTATAAAGAGCAAATACACACCTTTATTCTAACGATTTCCAAAAACATCATATTCTGTTATCGTTATTTTATCACTCATAAATCTTTTTTCAGTATCTCTGTAAAATTCAACTTTTATTTTCTCCCATTTACCCTTCTGATAGCCATAGTAAAAGCGCCAGTGCTGCATAGCATTAGAAAGATATGATTTCTCTGCTTTGGAGGCTTCTTCTTTGGTAGGATAACTGCCTGTAAATATTTCAGTGTATCGCTCAACATCAAGTATGCCTATATAAGGGTACATGACAGAATCATTTTTTTTAACATCCAAAGAATAAACAGGTTCCAGATTCCGCACCTTGAACCAATGTCCTGAACCCTGCAGTCCATGTTTAGAGGGATCAAAATAACGTATGTGGACAGCATCTTTTTTATAGGTAGCGAGAACAGACTGCATAATATCCTGCACATGCACTTTAAAAGAATCCACTACAACCTGCTCATCAGCTAAACAAGAAGCGCAGACCAAAAGCAATGCCATAATTAAAATCAGCAAACGTTTTGTCATTTCTCTCACCCTTTCAGCTTGATTATAAAATGCTGAAATTTTACATTAAATCAAATTTACAATGCAACTTCTTTTATTTTCTGAACTGCTGTTACAAAAAGCTCTGTCAACGAAGAGGTTTTTGCTTAGCTGTTTATA